AGTACCTAATAAATATGACGGTCCAATAAGACCGGGGGATACGCTTCTTGTACACCATAACGTATTTAAGTTCTATAACGATATGAAGGGTAGACAAAAAAGCGGTCGCTCCTTCTTTCGTGATGACGTGTTCCTAATCGACCCCGATCAGTTCTTCCTCTATAAGCAAGATGGCAAGTGGCATACCTACGATAGGTACTGCTTTGTAAAGCCAATCCCTGCTACTGAGTCGTATATCAAAAAACCGTTTACCAATGAACCTCTTATGGGAGAGATGCGTTTCCCAAACGCATACCTCGCTACGCAAGGCGTGCGAGCAGGTGACAAAGTATGCTTCAAGCCTGACAGCGAATACGAGTTTGAGGTAGATGGAGAGAAGCTCTATAGAATGTATGATCACCAAATAACAATAGTGCTATGAACTTTTTACTATTTGATAACGTCCTTTTTGACCCTGACGAGTACGTAGAAGATATTCTACGCAATGACTTTGTAGATATCTACGATGGTACTAACGTGTTTAAAAATATTCAGCCTCGTGACTATGACCTTAGTAAAGAGCATCCTGAACAGGACGGTACAACTATCTACGATAGTGAAAACCAAAAGACGTGCACCTTCTATGCTAAGTACAATAGGATGGTGGTCTTTGATTCAAAGCTCCCTCATAGCCGGAATATATTTGAGAACTTCGGCAGCGGAGAATCCGCTCGCCTTGTTCAGGTTGCATTTTTAAAGGAGGTAGTATGAAGGACACAAAACAATTGAAAACAGATATCATTGATGCGGGATATCGTGCGGTAGAGCAGCTCATTAAGGTGGCTAAAGAGGATATTATCAAGCCCGACCCTGATGATGAGCTTGCAGCAGATAGGCTCAAGAACGCAGCCGCCACAAAGAAGCTCGCCATCTTTGACGCTTTTGAGATTTTAAATAGGATTGAATCAGAAAAGGAAGCCCTTAGTATGATTGACAGTGGAGTAAAAGATACAAAACAAGGATTTGCAGAACGAAGGTCTATATCGAGTCGTTAAAGACTATGTGCCTCAGAACGCCATATCAAAAAAGAACGGCATACGCTCTTGGAAGTATGGCTATAATGAGCAGTACGATATGGTGGTTATCTCCAAGACAGGACAGATTGGGGAGATTATCAATATCGCAGGCTTAATTGTCGCCCTACCTCTTGCTCCTAAAGAGTGTCTTCAAAGACACGAAAAAGCCGCTGAACAGTATTGGGAGCGTACTGAACTCCCTAAGGAGCTCTCTAAAATCCAATCTATATTCCAATGGAACGAGTTACCTACCGAGTTTAAGGACCGGTGGGTAGACTATATCGAGGAGGAGTTTGATAGAAGGGAGCAGGGGGCTTGGTTTATGAATAACGGCACGCCTACCTACATCACGGGGGCGCACTATATGTACCTTCAGTGGTCAAGTATTGACGTGGGCTACCCTGATTACAGAGAAGCTAACCGTATCTTCTTTATTTTTTGGGAGGCTTGTAAGGCTGACCCGCGGTGCTTTGGGATGATATACCTAAAGATCAGGCGCTCGGGGTTCTCCTTTATGGCGTCTTCAGAGTGCGTAAATATCGCTACGCTCGCCCGAGATTCAAGGGTTGGTATCCTATCTAAAACCGGTGCCGATGCCAAGAAAATGTTTACAGACAAGGTGGTTCCCATTAACGGCAGGCTGCCCTTTTTCTTCCGTCCTGTGATGGATGGGATGGACAAGCCTAAGACTGAGCTTGCCTACCGTGTGCCGGCTTCAAAGATTACCAAGAAGAATATGACCAACACTACCGAAGGTAGCGTTGTCGATGGTCTTGATACCACAATAGATTGGAAAAACACTGAGGAGAACTCTTATGACGGTGAAAAGCTCCTGTTTCTTGCGCACGATGAGAGCGCCAAGTGGGTAAAGCCAAACAATATCCTGAACAATTGGAGGGTAACTAAGACCTGTCTTAGGGTCGGTAGCAAGATTATTGGTAAGTGTATGATGGGTTCCACCTCCAATGCACTCAGCAAGGGTGGTGATAACTATAAGAAATTGTACGAAGATTCGGCATTGGATAGTCGAAACGCCAATGGGCAAACAAAAAGCGGACTCTACTCCCTATTTATTCCTATGGAGTGGAATATGGAAGGGTTTATTGATCGCTATGGTATGCCCGTTCTACGTAAACCAAGCGAACCTATTATTGGCGTGGATGGACAAGACATTAGAAATGGGGCTATTGACTATTGGGAGGCTGAGGTGGAGTCGCTTAAAAACGATGCTGATGCACTCAACGAGTTCTACCGGCAGTTCCCTCGCACGGAGAGCCACGCCTTCAGGGATGAAAGTAAGCAAGCGCTATTTAACCTAACCAAGGCTGTGACCCCTATGATATCTCAGCGGTGGTTGGTGGCAGGGGGTCAAATGGTTCTTTGCACGGAATGACCAAGTATCATTTGGATGATGCACCTGTAAGTCAGTTTTTCTTAGAGTATATCGCCCGTCCTCAAACGGCAGAGATATTCTTTGAAGAGGTGCTGATGGCTTGCGTTTTCTATGGTATGCCGGTGCTTGCGGAGAACAACAAGCCTCGTCTATTATATCATTTTAAAAACAGAGGCTATCGTCACTTCTGTATGAACCGACCTGACCGCACACTTAATAAGCTTAGTAAAACTGAGCGTGAACTTGGTGGTATACCAAACTCTTCTGAAGAAGTAAAGCAGGCGCACGCATCAGCCATAGAAACATACATAGAGAAGTATATTGGTTTTGACTTGACAAGCACTTATAGACCTGCTGATGAGATAGGAACGATGCCCGATAATGGCAAACCAAAAAAATGTATATTTACCTGACAAAAAAGAGTCGAAAATTAGTATTAATTTCGCAAGGTACACTAACAGTGGAACACAAAGTCAAATTATTAGATGAATGGCGTGCCTTTATAGACATATAAGAACTGATTTAAATGTTCCATTTTATATTGGGATAGGTAATTCTATTAGTAGAGCTTACTCAAAAACACATAGAAATAAATATTGGATCTCAATAGTTGGCAAAACGAGTTATGAAATAGAGATTCTTTTTGATAATATAACTTATGGATTTGCAAAAGAAAAAGAAAAAGAATTTATTGATTTGTATAAAAGAAAGGAGGATGGTGGCACTCTTTGTAATATCACAAGAGGTGGAGATGGTGTATTAGGGATTAAACATACCAAAGAGGCAAGAGAAAAAATGGGTGCTCCTAATAAGGGAAAAACCATTTCCGAGTGGCATAAAAAAAGAATATCTGAGTTTCATAAAGGAAAAATAATTTCTGAAGAGACAAAAAGAAAAATGTCTGAAAAGGCAAAAGGAGAAAAAAACCATAGATATGGTGTTGTAGTTTCAGAAGATACTAAAAGCAAAATGATTGCTTCTGCAAAAAGAGGACAACATAATCACGCTTCAAAACTTACAGCAAAAGATGTTTTAGAAATAAGAAGATTGAATGCTAAGGGAATAAGCCAAAGAAAGTTAGCATTAAAATTTAGTGTTCAAAAAACAACAATTGCATCTATTGTTAATAATATAACTTGGAAACACATATAAATGAAAGATGTTGTAATTAATATATCGCCAACAGGTTTTCCAAGTCAGTTTGTTTCTGATGCGGAGAAAGCCTCCGATGCGTTTGGTCTACAAGTAGCGCAAAGTATTCAGTATGAATGGTTTAGGAAAGATGGAAATCAATGCAGATATTACAACCAATGGCGCGACTTTCATCGCTTACGTTTATATGCTCGTGGTGAGCAGTCTGTTGAGAAGTATAAAAATGAACTTGCAATAGATGGAGATTTATCATACTTGAATTTAGATTGGACGCCCGTACCTATTTTGCCAAAGTTTGTAGATATTGTTGTTAACGGAATGAGCGACCGCTTATTTAAAGTGAAAGCTTATGCACAGGATGCGATGTCTCAATCCAATCGTAGTAAGTATCAAGATATGATTGAGGGGCAGATGGCTGCAAAAGATGTGCTACTGCAAATACAGGAGTCAACAGGAGTTGACCCTTTTACAATGAATCCTGATGAGCTTCCCGCAACAGACGAGGAGCTCTCTTTATATATGCAGCTTAACTATAAGCCTGCAATTGAAATAGCGGAAGAAGAGGCTATCAATACAATATTTGATGAGAATCATTATCAAGACACACGCAAGCGTCAGATTTCATACGTAGACCCTGCTAATGTTGTATACAGCTATACTGAAGATCCATATTTTCAGGACTGTTTCTATTGGGGAGAAATCAAAACACTTCCTATTACTGAGCTTTTGAAGATAGACCCTACGCTCACTCGTGAGCAGATGCAGGAGATATCAATGTATTCTCAGAGTTGGTATGACTACTATAACGTAGCGAGATTCTACGAGAATAGTTTGTTCTACCGCGATACCGCAACACTGCTTTACTTCAACTACAAGACCACCAAGAAAATGGTCTATAAGAAAAAGATTCTTGAAACAGGCGGTACTCGTATCATAGAAAAAAATGATGAGTTCAATCCTCCTGTAGAAATGATGGAGGAGGGGCGCTTTGAAAAGATTGAAAAGACTATTGACGTGTGGTATGAAGGAGTGATGGTAATGGGCACCAATATTTTGCTCAAGTGGAAGATGTCTGAAAATATGGTTCGCCCTAAGTCCACTTCACAGCACGCACTACCAAACTATGTAGCAATTGCACCAAGAATGTACAAAGGGGTTATTGAATCACTTGTACGCAGGATGGTTCCATTTGCTGACCTTATCCAACTTACTCACTTAAAGCTGCAGCAGGTTATTGCACGTACTGTTCCTGATGGTGTATTCATTGATGCCGATGGTCTCAATGAGGTTGACCTTGGAACAGGGGCAGCCTATAATCCTGAAGATGCTTTAAGACTATACTTCCAAACGGGTAGCGTCATTGGACGTAGCTATACTCAAGAGGGAGACTTTAACAATGCAAGAGTGCCTATTCAGCAGCTTACTTCAAATTCAGGCGCAAGTAAGACACAGATGCTGATAGCCAACTATAACCACTACCTTGATATGATTCGGTCGGTGACCGGTCTAAACGAGGCTCGTGATGGTTCAACGCCTGACCCTAACGCATTGGTAGGGGTCCAAAAGCTCGCTGCACTTAACTCCAATACGGCTACACGCCACATTCTTGAGGGAGGCTTATTTGTCTATAGGTCGCTTGCTGAAGCCCTTACCTACCGGGTTGCAGATATTCTACAATACGCAGACTTTAAAGATGACTT